TCACTCAGACAAAGAGACAATCTTCCGCATTACTAGCTCATACTCTTTCGGGTACACCATCTTTATTGCTTTCATGTGCTCGTCAAGCACCTGCATCAGACCGCCAAATGGCACAGAGCTGGCAGCCGCCACAAAGTCGCTTTGCGGTTCCGCTGCCGTGGAGTACGCCGCCGCATAAGTCGCGGGCGGCAGTGCCTGGATCTGCGTTTCAGGTGCGTGTGCTTCTTCCAGCTCGTCCCGCACAGTGCAGAGGGCGGCAAGCTTCTCCACGCTCTGCCAGTCCGTCGAACCGCATTTCAGCTTGTGAATGTGGGTGTTGATCTCGTCAATGTCCATGCCTGCCGCCCCCTTTCTTATGCGTTGCGCAAGATGTCAGCGGCCCGCTTGTAGGCATCACGCTCTGCACCGGTGGCCTCCTGCATCATGTCCTCGATGTCAGAGATCATACGCTCACGGCCATCCGTGCGGGAGTAGTGCCCGCGCACATAGTGACGGCCTCGGTTGGCATAGCTGTTGCCCCGGTTATAACCGTTTCCGGCATCATGGCCGAAAGTCCCGCGCATGTCAGCTTCCCACTCGCCCGCACGGCTGTACTCGCCGCCCTCGCAGTAGTCCTCGATGCGGTGGATGTCCAGAATGATGTCCACGATCTCGCCGATCATCTCAACATCACCCGGGGATCGGTTCTTTTTGTCGGTCAGCTCCATGAGCTCTTCGCACATCTCATCCTTCAGATGATTCAGTTTATCCAGCATGACTTTATCTCCTTTCTTATGCTACCCGCTCAACAATCAAATTGCTGTTTGCAATGCTGACTGCCTGCGTACTGGTGTTCTTAACCGCCACGGTCACGCAGCAGCCGCGCGGCACCTCGATGAACGCGGCCACGAAAACGTTGAAGAAATTTTCGACTGCCGCCGGGGTGACAATGGCTGTCGCACTGGTCAGCGACTCACCGCCGACAGCCAGCGCCACGGAAATGGGTCCAACAGTGCCGCCAGTGGGAATGGCGATATTGCCGCCAAAGCTTACCTTGAAGCGCGCTTTGCATTGATTGGTCAGACCCCGCAGGGTCACAAGGCCGCTGCCCTCACGGTGCATGATGCAGGCAGGGGCTTTCACCGCGGTCTCAGTCAGGGGAAGGTTTTCACCCGCCGCCACGATGACGGTGTTGGAGTTGCTAAATTCAGCCATTATCCGAAACCTCCTTTTCTGCACAAACAGGCGCATTTACCGCATAAACGGTTTTTAAAATATCCATCCAAGAATTGGATGGATCTGCTTTTTCCGTATCAAGCAGGGTTTTCAAAATGAAAACATAAGTGTTCAATTCCATCATGCTCATTTTGTTCTTATCCATGCTGTACAGATAATCTACAAACTGCTGTTTCAGCTCTGCTACGGTCATTCAAATACTCCTTTCATAGAAAAACGCCGGGACTTTTGCCCCGGCGCTCTGGTTTGCAAAATCAGCTCAGGGGCTGAACATTTTCCATTTTGGAAAAAGTTGCCGTGATTCGGTTATGCGCAGTTGCCGCAGCCAGTCCCACAGCCATAGTAAATGGCGTTGGGGTTGGGCACCTGATAGGCAGGCACGGGAGCTTTCTGCTGCAGAGTCCCGATGATCTGGTTGGTCTGCGCGTTCATCGCGGTGGTCAGGAACGCGCTCTGGCGATCCTGAGAAGCAGCCCGGCGCAGCTCGTTGTTCTCGCTCTGCAGGGTGGCGATCTTATCGTTGGTCAGGAAGTCGAGCACCGCGCGGGTGTTGCTGTTCTGATTCTCGATGATGTCCCGGGTGTTGTTGTTCATGGCGTTCTGCGTTGCGCAGAAGCCCTGCTGCATCTGGTTCCGGGTGTCGCACTCCTGAGTGGCCAGATTGTAGTTAACGCCCTGGATCGCGGTCTGGGTCTTGCAGCAGCAGTCTGCCAGCTGTGTAGCCAGAGCATTCTGACCCTGCATCAGCGCAACGTTGGTGCCGTTGAAGCCCTGCTGCATGGCGTTGGTGACACCGTTCAGGCCCTGCTGCACGCCGTTGAAGCCCTGAAGCATCCCGGTGTTCATGGCATAGAAGCCGTCACACAGGCCGCTTTCCAGCCCGTTCAGCTTGTTCATGACGCTCTGGTTGTCGAAGCCGCGCTGCAGGTCCGCCTGTGTTACGGCGCTGGTCATATAAGGCGAAGCGCCGCCCATGCCGCCGCCCCAGCCAAAGCCGCCCATGCCGCCCCAGCCGAACATGCCGAAGATCAGAAAGAGGACGATCCAGCCCATCCAGTCGCCGCCCCAGCCATTGAGGCCGTTGCTGTAGCCGTTGGCGGGCTGTACCGGCATAGTCAGAACCGTGCTATCAGAAGAAAGAGACATAGTTTTACTCCTTTACGTTAGATTTTGAAATTTATTCTAAATGCGGCCGCATTTTAGAATCCAAACATATTTTTCATGCCGTTGAGCATCGGCGCGATCTGCTGCGCCCGCTGCTGAATGGCGTTGAGCTGCTGCTGTGAGAGCTGGCCGGAGGTGAGCATCTGGTTTATCATCTCCTGCGGGTTCTTTCCCTGCATCTGGCCCATAAACTGCTGGAACTGCCCGCCAATAGGGTTCTGAGCCTGTCGGCCCATCGAATTAAACAAGCTGCTGCCCATCGTTTAGCCCTCCTTTTCCGGCTCTGGTGCTTCTTGCTTCTCCAACGCCGCCAGCTTTGCCGCCAACTCGTCGAACTCCTTGCGGGTGACATACTCCCCGCCTGCGGCTTGCGTGGCTGCAATCGACGCTTTGGGGCCGCTGGTGCGCTCTTTGTAATCGTAAATGCGAAGAGGGAACGGCCTGCCGTCCTGCCCAACCTCTTTGATGTAGAAGGTATCGGAATCGGCATCCAGTAAAAGCACTCGGCTCCCGTTGGCTACCAGATAGCCCCGGGCTGCTGCTTCGCCCTGCACCCAGATAAAGCCGCTGTCCGTCGGTGCGGCCTGCCCCTGCATTGTCGGCATCATGACGGGCTGGGGCTGGTACTGTGCCGCCCTGAGCTGTTCAAGCTGTCCTTGAGGCTGTTGCGAGTAATACACTTGCGGGTATCCGTTATAAATTGGCATCGTTTTCCTCCTTGTACCAGTAGTAGATCGGACATTCCGCGCCACTGTCCCAGCTGTCCCACCACACGCCGTCGATCACGGTCAGGACGTGCCCGGAGCAGCCCAGCACATACACGCCGCGCGGATACTCCCGGGCAAAATCTGCCACGGTGTAACAGGTGGTGCAGTCTGCTTCCACCATGCGGCGCTTGAACCCGCGTTTTTGGAGGTATGCGCCCCATGTGCGGTTGGCGCTGGGCATATCGCCGAGGATAAAGCCAGTGAGCGCAAGGCCGATATACGCCCGCTCCCAGTTTTGGCCTGTAGCTGCCGCCACTGCCCGCACGGTGCAATCCCCCACGCCGTTTCCTTGGGGGTTCGGGTTGAACCTGTGCCACATGGCGTTCCCCCTCCCTTTGCGCCCATAGTACCTTTTCTACCGAATCCGTGCGTTAAACGAACGTCAAACGAAAGACAAAAAGAAAAAGCGCCCACACGGCATTACACCGCGTGAGCGCTTAATTTTTTACTGTGTTTTACTCTCTTTTTGTTTTGAGAAATTCAATATAATGGCGAACCTCTTTTATTTCGTCATCCGTGAGACCTTCAAATGCTTTCATCAAAGAAGCGATTGTAGCGTACTCTTCAACACTTTTCTGGCTTTTTCCATCCAAAAGGGATTCAACCGGAACATCAAAATAAGCTGCGATTTTCACAAGAACATGATTTCTAGGGGTGGAGCCGTTTTTCCAGTTAAAAACCGCCCCCGAAGAAAGACCGAGTTCTTTAGCTACTGCGCTGGGGGATTTTCCAACTTTGGCGCACAAATCAAGATATTTGTCCCAAAACACACAAATTCACTCCCTTCTTTTTGTACAAGGTGACATTCTTTCTATTTTTTACTTATTTTTATTTACAAATGAGATTTTGTGACATATAATAACATTGTTGCAAGCAGTTATACACAAAAGTCAATAGAAAAGTCACCCTATAATAATCCTCGCACCTTTATTATAGGTATATTTTCTCTGCTTGTCAATAACAAAATCTAAGATTTTCAAAGAGGAAGTGACAATTTTGAAGATTCTATTATTGCGTATGCGTGCAGGATTGACGCAACAAGAAGTAGCAAACAGGCTTGATGTCAATCCGTCCACTGTCACGCATTGGGAAAAAGGCAGAAATTTTCCCGCCGTATCGCGTTTGCCAAAGCTGGCAGAGCTGTACGGATGCACCATTGACGAGCTGTTAGAATGCAAGAAAGAGAAAGAAGGCCTATAATATGAATCGTTATCCCGAAACCTTTGAAAGTTTTTGTGCCTCGGCTGGGGTGAAAGAACCCGATTCCCTGCCAGACAGCATGAAGGACATCATCAACGCAATGTGTGACCTTATCAACATCGCTTACGACGACGGCGTAGAAGCTGGCAAAAAGGCGGTGACTGTATGAACGAGTTGCAGATTTTCAATAACCCTGACTTTGGTAGCATCCGTACTCTGGTTGAGGATAATGGAAAGGTGCTCTTTTGTGCCGCCGATGTAGCAAAAGCGCTTGGCTACGCAAAACCTCAGAACGCAATCGCCACTCACTGCAAGGGGGCCCTGAAACGGGGCATCCTTACCAACGGCGGAGAGCAGGAAATGAATTTTATTCCAGAAGGCGATGTTATTCGCCTTATCACCCACAGTAAGCTCCCCAACGCTGAGAAGTTTGAAAGTTGGGCGTTTGACGAAGTGCTTCCGCAGGTGTTGCGTACTGGCAACTACTCTGTCAAGCCCGAAACTCCTGAACTCACTCTTTCCAAAGCGCTGGTCATGGCGCAGGGCATCATTGCGAGGGAACAGGAGCGCTCTAAGCAGCTCGAAAAGGAAAATGCCAAGCTCAAACCCGCCGCCGAGTACGCCCATAATATGCTTTTGAGTGATGAAACGCTCACCGTGACGCAGATCGCGCTCAACTTTGGCATGACCGCCAACAAGCTCAACAAACTGCTGGAAGAATGGGGCATTCAGAAGAAGGTCAACAAACAGTGGATACCAAAGCGAAAGTACATCGACAAGGGTTATACAGTGAGTATTCCTGTTGAGGTAGGCAACGGCGAGACCAAAGAGAACACCCGCTGGAACCGCACCGGACAGGCATTTATCTACAAGCAGATGCGCGACCATGGCTATTTGACCGCGAAGGAACAGGCAGAGCAGAAAGCGAAGGAACGCAAGGTACTTGCCGTCCCCGCTGAACAGCCCGCATAAAAAAGCCCCCCGATGCTCCAAACGGAACACCGGGGGTTTTATGCGTCTCCCGCATGGTGCGCACTGTAAGTAGGCGGGCGGGAGACTGTATCAACTAAAAATGCCTACTTCTGCTATCGCAATTTTGACGTATGCGCACTATTCAAAACTGTTCAAGCATTTTCGGGCTTGCTATGGCTGGACTTGAACCAGCGGCAATAGGCGGTGTCCCGCCCTGCTCTACCAACTGAGCTACATAGCCTTTTCAAATATCCACCCTGTTGCGCTTCTTCGAGAGGCCGGGTGGATTTGTTGAGATTATTATACCACAATCCGTTCAAAAAGAAAAGCGGCAGACCCGAAAGCCTGCCGCTTCAATGCATTTCGTGAGAAATCGCATCCAATTAAGATTATGATATCACACATCCAGCATTTTTTCAATGCTTTTCAGCCGATAGCCTACCGCCGTCCGGCTGTAATGCGTCTGTGCTGCAATGTCCGGCAGCGGGAGCCGCTCAACGTACCGCAAAAGAGCTATCTTTCGGTCTACCCTCCCAAGCGGTGCGCTTTTGATGGCGGCGGTCATCTGCTGTCGGTCAAGTCCTTGCAGCGCAGCGGGCAGCACTACACGAGCCGCCGCCACAGGCAGCACCGAGCCAGAAGGGCTGCGGCAGCTCTCCCGCGTTGCGCACCATTACTGGGACGTTACCGAGATGGTCGATTTTGCCGCATCTCTTGATTTCACAAAATCGTTTCTGGTCGTATGTAGTGCTTGCCATGATATCCTCCTCTTAACTCATGCTTAAATCAATGTTTTCGATTTCTGCACGGACTTCGAGTGCATGGAGATAATTCCCCATAGCCGCTTTTTGCTCTCTCAAAAGAGCCAAAGAACAGGACGGCGTAAAATTCAAAGTTCCGGCCTCGTACTGGATAGTCATGCGGTGCAGCTTTTCATAGCGGATTTTGGTCTGGTAATACTCCGCACGAAAACGCTCCTTGTAATCGCTGCTGAGCATCATTTCGGCAGTGTTTCTCAAGTCCATGTATTATGCCTCCTTACTGCTTTTCCAGTGCCGCTTTCATGCGATCAAAGAAAAATTGGATGATCACCCCGATGGTCTCATCGGTAATGGCCCAGCTGATGAGTCTGCCGTATTTGCTTGCACTCAGTGCGGCCCGGAGCATCTTGACGCACCACGCTTTACGTTCTGCGCCTCTCTTGGTGCCCTGAATCTCGTGCTCTGCCTGCTCGATCAGGTCAAGCACGGTGCCCTTGACAGCTGCACCATAGCCCAGCCGGATGCAGCCCAGGGCGTAAAACACAAAGCCGCCCAGCATGAGCACGAGGGCCACATGGGTGGGAAGTGCGGTCAAAAGGTTATTAATTGTTGCCATGTATTACTCTCCTCTCTCTTTTTCGAGGTCTGCAATGCGGTGGTTTGCCACCTTCATCTGTTCTTCAAGCACCGGGATGCGCTGGGCGAAATTGTTGTGTGTCCGGACTTCCCGGGTCAGCTCGTCCAGCTTAGTGTCAGTAATGGCCTGCTGTTTTTCCAGCTTTGCGTCCATGTTTTGAGCGGCCCTGCTGTTAGAGATAAGCACGCCGATCAGGCTCAGGCCGCCAGTGATGAGTGCTACGATGATCGCGTCGCTCATGCGCCCTCCCGAAGACGGGTCAGACCCTTCTTGCGGATGATTTTCGGGTAGTTGAGGGTGGTCACGTTGAGGTCAACAGTTCTGGAGATGCCCGGCACGCTGCCCTTGCTGGTGTGCTGGTGAGCGGTGTACTTAAAACTAACTTTCGGGGTCTTGCCGGTGTAGTCCGCCAGCCATACGTCCCAACGCCCTGCAAGCCTTGCCATGTCCAGATGGGCATTGGCATAGCTGGTGTAGGTGTAGAGCTGGGCGTAAAACCCCATCTTCTCGATCTGCTCAAGATGATAGGCCGCCAGATTTGACAGGTCTCCATAGGGCATCCCGGCAAGAATCGGCGATTCCAGATCCACTGCCACCGGCATGGTCATCTCTTTCCCGACCAGGGCCTTCCGCAGCACGGCAAGCTCCCGGTCTGCCAGCTCCTCACTGGTGGCGTTGGTGTAGTAGTACACGCCCACGTCCAGCCCTGCCGCTTTTGCGTTGGAATAGTTGTCCTCGAAAGTGGGGTCGATGTAGGGCACACAGTTGCGGCTCCCTACGGCCCGCAGCATCACGCCTTTGTAACCTGCCGCTTTTACCTGCGCCCAGCCCTCCATTTTGATTTTTCCCTGCCACCGGCTCACGTCGAGATAGCGGTAGGGTAGCTCACCTCCCCACCCGGTCACGGTGTCCACAGTGGGCACGTCTGGTGCAGGAGCAGGTTCTTCCTTGTCGGCGCTGTCACCGGCAGCGTGGGAGAGGGCCGCCAGAAGCTTGGAGATAAAATCGAAAAATGCTTTCATTCCACGCTTCCTTACTGCCCAAGGGCTTCTTTAATGGCTTCCAGGTCGTCAGCGGTCAGGGCGGGGTAATCCGCTGCGATATCCTCAAAGGTCTCACCAGCAGTCAGCCGGATGCGGAATGCCCGCACCATGATGCGAAGTTTCAAGTTGTTCAGCGTTTTCATAGTTTTAACCTCCAATCAAATCGGCCATCATAAGCACAAGGTCGTCGTTTGCCGCTTCCAGAGCGTCCATGCGGCCCGGCACGGTTTCCAGCTCTGCCTTTTTCTTCGCTTCGGCGGCAGCGGCTTCTTCTGCCTTTTTCTTGGCTTCAGCCTGTGCGGCCAGCTCTTCGGCGGTGTACAGCACATACCGCTGCACCTCCACCTCTTCGTCATAGGCTTTCTGTGCGATCACGCCGGGCACGTCCACCACCTTGCGGACATCACGGCCTTTTTCGCGACCATCTGCGTCATAGTAAATAGCAGGGGTTCCGTCCGGCAAGGTTTCGGTCTCGTAGTGGCTGACCTCCTCCACGCCCGCCACAGCATCGTGGTGGACGGTCTGGGTCTCGGGCTTGAGGTAGCCTTTCGTCAGGTCGGGGCTGGCGATTTCTACGCCGTTGCTGTCAATGATTTTCATAAGGTCTCCTTTCGGTTATGCCACTCTGCGCCAGATGTACATGGAGTAGTAGGGGTTAAGGATATCAACGGGGGAGTTTCCATTATTCGTACTGCTATAAAGACCGGTGTGATATCTTCCGCCATCAGTAGTTTCCTGAGAAACAGATGCCATAAAACCCCATTTGCCAACATGTATATCATTTTTTTGTGTATCATTTGTTGGGATTGCAAAACCAACAGCCGGAATATTCTCCGGAGAGAGAATCATTTGCAAGTTACCACCCGTACTCCCTGCCGGGTAGGTATCGCTTGCGCCCATGATAAATTTGCCCTCAATCCGTTCCCATGTGCCGCCGATAAAGCTTGCCGGGGATGTGGGGCCGTCGCTGACCCAGAATTTGATTCTGGCGAGGTCTTCTTCTCGCTGGGCGGCGAGAATTTCTTTGATTTTGGCTTCCACCTCAGCCTTGCTGTAAAAAATCGCATTGCCGTCAGGGTCGAGGATAATGTTGCCCACGGCAGCAGCGTCGGCGGGGGCGTTTTCGGTCTTGAGAGTTTTGTCCGTGTTCGCCCTGGTGCCAGCCAGAGCGGCAGCTGCCTCGGCCCGGTCTGCGTCGGTGCCAGCGCTCTGGGCGCTGGATGCGGCGTTGCTCTCCGACGTTGCCGCCGCGCTGGCGCTGCTGGAGGCGGCGGTGGCAGAGGACTCTGCGTTGCTGGCATAGCCGCCTGCGGCCGTGGCCGCGTTTCCGGCCGCATTGGCGGCGGTCTGGGCGGCTCGGGTGGAGTCGGCCACCTGTTGTAAGGCCGCGTCGCGCTCATCGTCCACGGCCTGTACGGCCTCGGTCTGCTTGGTCGTCACGGCGGTCGTGGCGGTGCTCTGGGCATTCTGCACCGCCTGCACCGCGTCGGTTTTGGTCTGCTCGATGCCTGCCACGGTCTGCTCGGCTTTGTCCGCACTGGCTTTGGCGTTGGTGGCATGGCCTTGAGCCTCGTCGGCAAATTGCTTGCAGTACTCAAAGCCTTGGCCGAGGCCGTAGCGGACTTCAACGCCTTTTTTGGCGTTATAGATGCGCTTCAAAACCTCATCAAAGTTGAGTGTAATCATAAGCTAATCACTCCTGTCGGTGTGTCGTAGATGGTATCGGTCTCAAAGTCAAAGGTATCCCACAACCAGTCCGCGCCCGCGTCGGCGGTAATATTGCGCTTGTAGGGGTTGCAGGTGCCCTCGATGGTAAAGGCCATATCATGTCGGTTTTTCTCACTGGGGTCTACCCGCCAAAGGCCCTGCCAGTACCAGGTACTGTCCTCATCAAAAACGCACCGAAGCCACTTGCCCTGTAAGGCATTTTCAAGGGCGCTTTGGATGGTTGTCCATTGCTTTTTCGGAGACTTACAGATAAGCTCCAGCTTGATGGTGCGCTGCTTGTAGTGCACTTTCCCATCCAAAGCCCTGGACAGATCTAGGATAAAGTCAGAGCCCGGGACATTGACAAGCATTGTCTCTGGCTCTGCACCGGATATCATAGGGCTGCCCACCTTCAGATAAAGGCCAAGGTCTTTGAGGGTATGGACATTTCCGATCTGTGCGCCCATCAGCATTTAAGCTCACCTCCGCTCTGGATCACGGCCAACTGCTCCGGGGTCAGAGGGCTGTATACCAACTTTTTTCCGTCCCACACATAGTGCGAGCCGCCATCCTCCCAGTCCTCCGGGAACTCATCGAAGACCATGCAGTTGTCTGGGAGAGGGTTCGGGATTACTTCTTCAACGCCCCATCCGCCACTGTAAATGCGGCCATCGGAGCACACCTTGCACATAAATTTACAGCCAGGTACTTTCATTTTTTCTCCTCACATAAAACCATACAGCTCCCGGGGCATACAGAGCGAGTCGTTTTGCACCCAGCCGTCAGATCCTGGACTTTCCAAGTCAATTTTGAAAGTAACTGGCGTGATTGCTGGAGTGAAATTGTTGCCCGTGACGTAGTTCGAGGTGCGCTCACGACCGGGCCCGAAGGTGATACCTGCGGCATTGACCCGCACCGTCCGCATGTGAGTGGTGTTCCACGGGTAAGTCATGGCGTATTCCACGCCATTGACCGGGATGACCATGGTCACACATCCGGCAGTACCGCCGCTGGCCCACCATGTGGAGCCTTTCTTGCTGGTATAGGTCAGATACACAGCAGAAAAATTGGCCAGGTCCAGCGGGATTGTCTGCGCTCCAAAAGAGCCGTTGTCCCCAAAGTCCCAGATACGGGCGTTTCGGATGCCGTAGAAGGTAATCTTTCCGGAGTCGATGGTGCAGCTGCCGTTGCCATCGGTGATGGAGATGCTATCCGACTGGATGTTGACCATGCTGGAACCGGAAAGCACTTTTATGCCGTCGTTGGTGATCTGCACCCTTTTGCCGGGCAGCTGGTCATGCCGGACGATAAGGCCGTTTTCCGGGGTAAACTCCAAAAAGTTGGTAGCCGTTTTGGCTGCTTCACCAGCTTTTTTGTCCACATCGTCCACTCTTTTGTCGTTAGACTTCTGGTACTTGAAAAGCTGGTTAAGGGTGCTCTGCTGATATTTTTCAGCGGATGCCGTATCCTCATCCAGCAGGTTGGTGCGGCCCAGGTTGGCCACTTGTCGGTCGGTCAAAGTCTGCCGGGTCATGCCGAAGGTATACTCCTTTTTGTCCGGCTGATCCAGCGGTTCCACCAGCTTTGTGCACAGCATGATGACATCGATGCTGTGGGGCTTGCTGATTATGTGGGCATAGCCGGCAAAAGTCAGCCTGTCCTTGTCATAGCCCGCATCTCGCAGATCCACAGCCTTGACGGTGTAGCTCGTCACCATCAAACTGTTTTTCTGAAGATCCTGCACGCCTGCAGCAAAGGTGTCGTTGTCGCTGTCGGTGTCATACTCGCCCAGGGCTGACACTATGCCAAACTTCTGGGCCGCTGCATCATTCTGGATCCATCCGCAGTCGCCGTCACTGCTGTCCAGCCGGTACGAATACCCTTTTGGAAGATACTTATTGACGGTCGCCGCGTCCGTTCCAGAAATGCCATAGCGCTCTTCATGGCTTTCTGTGTACTTTTCACCCCACCACAAAAATTTCCACTTCCACTTTGTCTCCTCGACCGTGTGCTTGCTTCCCATGGGATACACACGGGTAAAAAGACTGTTGGTATCGGTTTTTTCTGTGAAATCCAGCAGGTTCACGCCATACTCAATGGTTTGGTTGACCAAACGGTCGGCTTCAAAAGACTGGTCGCAATAGTTGAGCACGTTGTTGCCCGTGGCGGGGTTGTAGGTACAGTAGGCATATCCGCCGTACGTTTTGAGCACCATCTTGTCGATGATGTCCCAGGTGCTGCCGTAGTCTTCGCCCACACCGTAGCTGTCCCGGTCTCCATAGTGCACAACAAGATCACCCAGTGCCGCAGTGACAGTGCCCAGCTCGAAGCGTTTCATTTTCATGTTGCCGCACTGCTGGTTGTGGGCATCGATGAGGTGCTGCAAAAACTGCGCCAGCTTTCCCTCGTAGTTAAAAGGGGTGATTGCGCTGTCATTGAAGTAAGACAGTGCACCCTCGCAGTAGATGACCCTGCGGTTGTACCAGTCTGCCTCATGGCTCAAGACACGCCCGCGCCAGATCTCTTTATCGTCCTGTTCAACGGTGATGCAGGTGGACATCTTTTGCAGGCTCTCATACTGCTCATGGTCGCGCGTCATGGTAAAAGAAAGGCTGCCGCCCTTGCTGACCTCTCGGGTCAGCTTGGGAGACAGCACAAGGGCATTGCGGTTATTGGGAGCGTAGATCAGGCGCTTGTCGCCGGGGTTGCCAAAGGGATATGCAAAAATTTTGTACAAATCTTAGTTTCCCCTTTCTGCCAGCGTGGCCAGATGGCCCAGCTGTGCATCAATAGAAGGTGCCAGTGCGCCCACCAGCGTTCCATCATCCAGCTTGATGACCGCATTGCCTGCCTGAGGGAGATACTGCTGGACTACGTTATACAGTGCATCCAGAGAAGTCTGCATTTTCTGCTGATAGGCAGTCAGGCGGCCGTTAGCCGGGCTTTCTCCAAAGGCATAGCCATCGGTGCGGAAATCGTACCCGGCAAAGCTGCGCTGGCTTCCGTACCAGTAAGCGTCCTGGATGTCCTTGTAGGAAAGCGTCGTGCTCTTGCTGTCAGTGCTTTCCTTTTCGCCGTTTTTACTGCCCAGCCATGCGGCCAGACCGATACCGCCCGCCACAGCAGCCACGCCCAGGATGGCAGCCAGCACAGGGTTGGATGCCACAAGCGAGACGATATTGCCCAGACTGCCCATGATAGAGGTGGCCATGTTGGACACCCCGCTGGCGACGTTGGCCAGCTGGGCACCTGCCCCACCGGATGCGCTCAAGCTGGACAGGATAGAGCCAAAGCTTTGCACCGCCGTCCCCGCTTCTGTCGCACTGGCAGCGATTCCGTCCGTAAAGAGTGATTTGATGGTAGCAAAGGCCGCTTTTACGCCGTCCCCGCTGTACGCGTCATTGATGACACCCAGCGCATCCGCCGCCCACTTGGAGATAAGCTCCCGCTGATCCTGCGATACCTCGCCCCAGATGAGATTTGCCACGTCTGTAGCCAACCCGGCCCAGTTGCGGTTTTTCAGGTCGGCGAACGTGTTCTGCAGGCGGCCAAAGATGCCGTTTGACCACTGCTTCTGCGCATTGCTGAGGTTCTGGTCAATGCGGCTTTGCAGCTCTGTAACGGACAAAACCACATCGTCGCAGGTCTTTTGCGTGGTCGTGGTCACGTTTCCGGCAGCATCGGTCACTTTCTTTGTGACCGATTTGATGGTCTTCTCCGTGCCGTCCACCACTTCCTTCCAAGAGTCCGTGATGGTCTCCACGGTCTCCTTTGTGGTGCCCTTGAGCTTTTTGGTGGTGCCGTCGTAGACGTTGTAGGTATTGTCGGCAGTCTCTACCACGCGCTGGATGTTACCCACGATGTTGCCCGTTCCGGCAAGGATCTGCTTCGATGTTTCGGTGACGGTATCTGCCAGCTTTTTGGTGTCAGCAGCCGCTTTGGCGGTAGATTTTTTGCTTTTTCCGCCGCCTGTGCCGCTCGAGGCAGTGATACTGCTCCCGCCGTTCCCGGCGGCTGCAGCCGCCTTTGCCTGCCGTTCCGTCCAGCTTTCGTTGTAGATGCCCTTTCCGTTTTTAGCGTCCTTCCGTCGGCGGTCGTAGTTGCTCTGGCTGTTTTTGTCAGAGCGGTACTGCTTGTATCCTTCGTCACTGTTCTCGTACCCCGCGTAAGCATTCTTCCCGAGGGCTTTGTTGAGCTTGAAGCTCAATTTATCGAGAACGCCGATTCCGGCAGAGCCAAGCTCTCCAAATTTCTTGATGACGGAGTTGATGGGGTTGTTCAGTTCCAGAATTGCCTCGCCGAGCCCCTTCCAGCCGTCCGTCTTGTAAGCTTCGATGGCCGCCACGGTCATATCGTTGAGGTTGGAGATTACCACACCGATTCCGCTGCTGAGGTCGCCAGTCATGAGCCCGGCCAGCTGGCTCACGTTGTCCTTCAGGGTGGAAACGCGGCCATTCATGGTCTGGCTCTGGGTGTCCATGGCGTTGTAATAGCGCCCGCCCTCTTCGCTGGCGGCGATAAGGGCCTCAGATAGCAGGTCATAGCTGATGGTCATGTTCTGGACTTCCTGCACCGTTTTCCCGGTGTAGTCAGCCAGCACCTGATAAACGTTGATGCCTGCATAGGCAAACTGCTTGATGTCGATTGCGGACGCTTTGCCCACATTGGCGATCTGCTGCAGATTAGCTGCCATGCGGGAAAGCTCCGCGTTGCCTCCGCCGGTGGCGGAAACAGCATCGCCAAGCGCCATGATGACCTTGCGGGAGTAGCCCGCGTTTTCACCGGCGCTGATGAGCAGTTGGTTTGCCTGCGTCAGCGAATCCACGCTGAACGGAGTGCGGGCTGCGTCTTCTTGAATGGCCGCCATGGCCTCATTGGCCGCCTGTGCGTCGCCCAGCATATTGGTCAAACCCACGCGGTAACTCTCGATTTGGGCGTTGTACTCAATGCCCATAGACACAAACTGCTTTGCACCACTGAGGGCCGCGGTGGAAAGCGTGGAGATGGCAGAAGCCAGAAGCTGCGATTTTGTCAGCGCCGCCGTCAGCCCGCTTCCCGTACTGCTGGCCGATTTGCCAAAGGAGTCCATGCCGTTGTTTGCGGATTTCAGGGCGGAGGCGGTTGTTTTGAGCTGTGCCTCAGCTGCTGCAAGCTTATTTTTCAGCTCTTTGGTCTCAGCCGAGGTCTTGCCCGTCTTGGCGGCAGATTCGTTATACTGCTTTGTCAGTTCCAGAACGCTTTTTGCGGCCTTGCTGTACTCGCTGGAAAGCGCCGTCACGGTCTTTTTGGTCTCGCTCTGGACGTTGTTGATGCCCCGCTCATACGCGGACGTGTCCAGCCCAAGAGTGGCCATCAATTCAAAAAGTTTCATGGCGTATCACCTCCGTTCAGCCCGGCCAGAATACGGGCCTTGATTTCCTCTGCGCTCTGCTTGGGCCGGGCGGGAGTATTAAAGTCGGGCAGGGTGTCCACCCACCGACACTCCATGCCCACAAGGCTGGCCAGAGCGTCCGTGATGTAGGCGCGGTAGCTCTTCTCGTAAGCTTCCTGCTGCATCGCATCGACGCAATGTTGGGCAATGTAGGGTTTGCCAATGGCTTTCAGCATATCCAGCCGGATGGATGAGATCAGCCGCCGATATCGGTCTGAGCCAACCTCACCAACGAGGATAAAAAATCCAGCACATCCCGGTCGTTGATGGTCTCCGTGATGACGCGCAGGGTTTTGAAGGGAGTCATCTTTTCAGGGTTGCCGTCCTTGTCCGTTTCCAGCTCATACAGCAAAGGCAGCAGCTCCGCTGTGTTCTGAGCATTGTCGAACAGCAGCTTTTTTGCCATTGCCTTGATGTTCTTGCGGCCCTGGGCTTCTTTCTTTGCCTTGAGCTCATCGGGGGTTTCACTGCCCGTGAGGATGGGGCCGACTTTGCGCAGCTCCATCACCTGCGTCTCGGTCAGCAGGGTGGCCACCTTGTCCGCGATCATGTAACAGTGGCGCAGAAATTCTGTTTCGTCCATCTGGTTGAGAGTTTTCATTGTTCCACTCCTTATGCTGCCGCGTCTTCGCTTACAAAGAACTCCATTGGGACGGTCTCGTCGCCCATGCGGACACAGCCCGTCAGGGTGACGGACACATTGCCCTTGCCCTTGTCGGTTGTCTTGAGGGACAGGCCACCCGTGCTGATTGCGTTGTCCAGCCGAACAGCCACATAGCCGCCGCCGATGAGGTCGCCCACAAACCAGATGGTTTTGAAGTCGCCCGTGGTCTTGTCGGTTTTGAACGTCATGCGGGGCGTTACCTTGCCCCCGGCCACGTCCGCTGCGCCTAGCGCCATGCGGATGACCTCGGCGGAGGTATTCAGCGCGGTGAAGGCCAGCGTGCAGTCGTAATCCTCAATTTCCATGAGCTCCACGGTGTTCTTCTGGCAGTTGTCCACATCTTCGCCCAGGTCGGTGATGTTGGGGGTACAGGTGGCGGTGATGCCGCCAGTGGTTGCGCAGATGATGTCGGCATCAGCGACGGCGGTCTGGCCCTCAGTGTCGAACTTGTTCAGCACAAGGCCCGCGTTGATCTGCATGGACTTGAATGCTTCTGCGGAAATTTTGGTAAATTTTCTTCCCATAATTCTCCTTACTCGCATAGCTGCGTGATCTCAAAATTCAGGTACTCGCACAAATAGCCCTCGGGCGGGTTGTCCATCGGCTGGGCCCACGGGGTGCCTTTGCGCAAAAGAATAGCGCCGCCCTCGCACGGCACGGTCAAACCGCCTGCAAGGGCTGCGCTAATTTGGTCTTCGGTCTGTAAGATGGGCAAACGCCCTGCGCTGCTTGGATACCACAAGCGGCCATGAAACGACGCTTCCTCGTTCCAGCCGCCGGGGACGGCGGGCTTGTAGGTCAGGTAGGGCAGGGAAGCGGCGGGCGGGATGTTGTCTTCCAGATAGCCCGGGATGCCAAATCCGTTGAAAAAAGCGTTCAGTGCCCGGTTGATGCTCTCAGACGGTCCCATTACGGCAGCACCGCCTTTTTGCACTTGACGGCCCGCAGCCCCATGCCGGATTCCGGCGGGGCTTTGCTTTCGTCCGCTGTGCTTGTGATCTGAAAGGTCTGCCCGTCGCTTACCCGCTTGATATAGTCCGGGAAAGCCAGCGGCACACCCGTGTTAACCAGCAGCGTATAGGTGGAAGCGGTGTCAGCCTGCTCCGCCACCTGAGCTTCCACAGTGGTGTCGTGGCGCTCCACGGCCTCAAACTCGGGGCCGTCCTGCCAGCCGGACACAAAGCCGCCCACGCCGTCCGGCTCATAGCTTCGGGTCTGAAAACGGTATTTTTGGGTAAAGCTCTGCATCACGGTGGATGCAGTGAATGCGTTGACCATGTCACATCTTCCTCCACTGATTGATCTCGGATTTATAGCGGGTCTTGCCGTCTGCGGGCAGGCCGTCCGCGCCTGTAGCCATCGTGCCGGACCACCCGGCAAAGGACTGGGACACATACACGCCGCTGGACGGCAGAGCCTTGTCGTATGCGTCGATTTTTTCAGCCAGCGCAACAAAAGCAGGCGGCACGCGCATGGGCTGCACCGTCCCGGTGAAGGTCTCGGCGGTCAGATCGCCGTCCCCGGCCTTGTGCACGCCGTCATTGAAGATGGATCCGCACACGAGGAAATACTGCCCCGGCACTACCCCGGCGGGAACGGTATCCGGCTCAAAGGCGAACTCCCCGGCAACGGGGTCGTCCGCCCGGTCAAAGAAATTGTGCGTGTAGACGCACAGCTCCGGTACAGTCATGGGGCATCCTCCTTACAAAGGGGCGATCACTCGCCCGGGGTAATGGTCTCGACAGCGATACCATCCAGATACTCAGCAAACAGGGTCACGCCCATAATGGCGTAGCTCTCGGAGGTTGCAGTGCTGTAGTTTGCCTGAGTGTGGAAGCCGATGAGGTTGCTTGCCTCGCCTGCGGTCCGGTAGACCAGACCTGCGCGGGCAAACTCGCTATCCGCAGGATCCACATAGTACATGACGATGTTGTCTACCGGGGTGGCAATAACCTTTCCCTTCGCGATCTCACTGTCGGACAGCAGGAAGATGGTGTTGTAGCCCATGAAGTCCTTGATGTACTGGAAGCCGAACTGGTTCTGCACGGTGATATTGGCATTGCCCAGATAGTCGTACACGTCCATCACGTTGACAAAGCCAACAACGCCGGTCACGGTGCGATGCATGGTCTTGAACTTGTTCTCGACCGCGCCCTTGGCATGTGCCAGCGCCATCTGGAAGGTCTTGGGAGTGCCCTTCAGGGTGCCGGTGTTCAGGAACTTGTAGAACTTATCCGTTACCAGAGCGGTCAGGTCGTACAGGAACTCATCATCGGTCTTCTGCACGGCGACATCGTAGCCGTAATTCTGGATCGCCTCAAGGGTGACAGACTTGCCGTACTTGTCGATGGTGATCTTGCCGTACTCCTTCTCCTTGACGGTGTACTTGCTGAACGGGATCTCTTCGCCCTCGCCCACGGTGCCGCTCTGCAGGGTGCCCTGTGCATACTTGCTCTTGAGCACGGTGCCAGGCTGCATCCGGATAGGGCGCATGATGCCCAGAATGGTGCGCAGATGGTCCCAGTTGCGCTGGAAACGGGTCACAAAGTCGATTTCACGCGCGGCTACGGTGATATCGGTGGTCATAGTGATATTTTCTTTTGCTGCCATGTGTTAGTCCTTTCCGCCGCCTGTAAACAGGTCGGCATTTGCAGCAATCGCGGCCTGGCGTTCGCCAGCGTCCTTGATTGCAAAAATTTGGTCTTTGGTCATTTTGGAGCCGGTGTTGGTGGGCGGGGTGTCCACCTTTGCGCCGGTGGTAGTCGTAGTGCCTACGAAGTCGCTCCAATCAGCTTTCAGGCTGTCGGTGTGCTTCTTGGCGTCCTTGACCTCGCCCTTATCGTCCAGCTCCAGCTTGTCGATATCCTCGCCAGACAGCCGCACAACGCGGTCTGCATACTTGTCCAGCACCCCGGCGGCCTTCAGCAGCTCCCGGAACTTGGCTTCCTTGGCTGCGTGGGTGTCCTTCTGGGTCTGCTGGGCCTTGTAGTCGTTCAGCGCCTTTTCAGCGGCTTCCTTGCCGCCGTTGGCTGCGTCCCGGTCTTTTTCGGCTTTGGCGAGGGCTGCGTTCTTCTCATCGAGCTGGTTCTGCAAGGTGTCCGTTTCCTCATGCAGCACGTCCAGAATTTTCTTGAGCTTGCCGCTGGTGTCGGTCGTTTCATCTTCCAGAATCGCCCGGAGAGTCTTGCGTTCGAGTGCCATATGATAGTCCTTTCTGCCCTTGCTCGGGCTGCCATGCTTGGCAATAAGGTTTATTTGCCGGACGTGCTGCCGGTGTGGTGCCGCTTGCAGGGGTCGAACCTGCAACTGCCCGGTTATGAGCCGGGAGCACTGCCAGTTGTGCGAAAGCGGCATATATTAAAATTTGGGTATAAAAAGAAGAAGCCCACAATGTGAGCTTCTTCCCCAAAAATTTACTTTTTTACTGGTTTTGTTAGTGCGTCTTCAATTCTCCATCCTCTCGAAATTCTTCCTTTTAGCGTTGAGCTGTCTATTTTATACTCTATCGCCCAATCTTTTAATACCTTGGTCTCTCCTTTATAAGTAATAAAAACGGATGTTCTTCTGTTTCTTGCCTGTTGCTTTGTTGTTGCCCATCTGCAATTTTCTGGTGAATAACCCTTATCAACATCTATTCTGTCAATCGTTAAATTTTCTTTATACCCCGATGATAACGCCCATTTGTAGAAATTTTCAAATTCAAGCCACTCTTCACATACTTTGATTCCTCTGGATCCATAATCTTTATACGATCTGATTTTAGGATTTCTACACCTAGAAAGCATATTTGTCCACGTTTCATATATTCTGGTTCCGTGCTTCCCATGCTTTTTAGCAAATGGGTGCCTTTCTACATTTTTTCGTGAAGTTTCCTTTCTTAAACATCCACAGCTTTTGGTATTTCCAGATACCAAATTGGTTCGATTCACTTCTATAGTATTACCGCAGTCGCAAACACATTTCCATCTGGAACGTCCATTTCCCGGAACAAGCTCTATCGCAATTAATCTGCCAAATCTTTTCCCTTCAATATCTTTTTTAGCATCCATTGCTGACCCTCGCAATCTCCGATTCAAGAACTGCATCAACTTCCTTTTCCAACCCGGTAAGGGATGCAAACAGGGCCGTCAGCATAGAGCTGTACATCGGGGCTTCGTTCCAAATCTGACTCACAAGCTCGCTGGTGCGCTCCCGCTTGATCATATCGGTCTTGTGCGTTTCATCAAACCAGTTGGCAAAGATGTTCAACAGGTCGTGCATTACTCGGAGTTCGCCAGAAACAGCATCCAGTTCAAGCTCCACTTTCGTGATTTTTGGTGCTTCCATTGCTAAAATACCTCTTATTCACTTGTAAGAGGTCGCCCAGTTTGGTATAATGGATTTACCAAAGGGAAACCTCTGGTGCTTTGCAAGCTCTCGCCCACCGACTACCAATCATCGGGCGAGAGCTTGTTATTTTGTCAGGCGTTCGTACAACTCCTTTATGCCTTTGCGAATAACATCGGCTTTTGTTAAGCCAGTTTTTTCACAGCAGATATTCAACATACGAACTTCATCGTCAGACATTCTAATTCGTGTGTCATGGGTCTTAGGGTCTGATGTTGGCCGTCCTGTTCTAGGCGACATATAAATCACCTCACTTTTGTGTCACCATAATTATTATATCATTTGGTTACACAAAAGTCAATGATGTATTTAGTTTTCCCGGTTTCCTTCTTCCACCGCGATCTCTCGCAGCTCGTCAATGTGATCTTCCACCGCCGGGCGGAGGAACGGACGGGCTTTCATGCCCCGGGTAAAGTGCCACTTGCCGTTGAAGTCCTTCCAGACCCACGGCGTTTTGCGCCCGTTGCCGTTTGTGGCGTGAACGCCCGTGCCCAGCTCCACATAGACGCTGTAAAACAGGTTGCTGCCGATAGTCACGGTCTTTTTTGCGAGGTCGAGGGCAAAGGTCAGGCTCTGCTTGAGCGCACCGCCCACATAGCCCTCAATGCCCGTGCTGTCTGCCGTGCCAGTAGGCACAAGCAGCTGGGCGTAGTCCTGCACTTTCATGCCCCAGATGGTCAGCACCCGCTCCGCCCACGAGTCCAGCGCCTCATGCAGCTGCTGGGTATTGTCGGTGAATTTGATGTCGTACTCAAATTTCATGGCTCACTTTTTCTTCTTTCGCCTTGTTGTTCCGCCCTCTTTGCGAGTTTTAATCACTCGTTCAGTTGAAACATTTTTGGGATTAAGCGACCCTGTATCAATATGGACAAGCTTTCCTTTTTGAAAAAAGAGCACATTTTCTCTGTGTGCAACAGTTTCAATCGTGTCATAATAGGCATTCATTCTGCCCATTCTGTAATGCTCTCTGGTCTTTTTTGCATCATATGAAATATCAATACGGTCTTCATGTGTTTTTGTGATTTTTACGTTGTCCAAAGAATCCCAGCGCTTTTTTATGACTTGGTCTATATATCCTTGGGCCGTTTCTCTTTCCTTTTTTGTAATTTTGAATCCGCCGCCCGCTCTCGCGGAGCTGCCCCCGGCTCTGCCGGATGCTCTACCACCGCCGCTCATCGTGACACCTCTCTCTCACTTCCGCATACTGCGGCTTGATTATTGTTGCGTTAAAGTCCATACCCGGTAATGGTTTTCCATACCAGAGAACTTGCGTAGGATTTAAGCGCCGCATAGCTTCCTTGCACCCCATCGTAAAAAGGGTTGTAGCCAAGCGCTCATTCATCAGCCCAACGGACGAAATAGAAATAATGGAGTTTCGCGGCTCGCCGTCAAAGCACCACTCGTAGCTTTCCGGCCATACCCATTCGATGGTGGGAATGACCTTAATACAGTGCATTTGCCAGTACGCTGCCAACCAGTGCCGTTTATAAGCGCTCCAAATCTGCACCGCTTCCGGGTGGTCTCGAAACATGGAAAAATCAGGAGAAAGAACAGCACCGAACTGCTGCAAAAGCGGCACATACTTGTCAGGATTGCGCCAAACACGTTCAAACTGGTAATCATCACAATAAAAATGGACGCCTTTGCCCCCCCTATCTTTGGCAGACAGGGCGTAGTTAAAAGGTATCCATTCCAGCTTGTCAATGCGGATGTCCGTTTCCGGCTTGATGATAGGGATGTGGAACTTGCCTTCACCCGGAAAAATCATTTTCTCGGTGTTTTCCATTGGCAGAATCATGGCTCATCCCCCCCAAACCTTACTTTTTCTTCTTTTTTCTCGAAACAAAGCCAATCCATGCGCCGCCTTGTTCGACCGTCACTCCAAACGGCTTTTGTGCAAGCTGCATAAGCTTTGTGCGGTCGCTCGACGACATCCCTTTTAGATCAAATGCAACTTTTGGGCCACTCTTGTCCCAATATGTGGTGTGAGACGGAGAGGAACCATCTCCACTTCGATATTTGTTGAGGTCAACGCCAACTTGCTCTTTCACAAAAGACACAACATCGTTATGCGTTTTCTTGTATCTCGAACTATCCACAACAACGGCGGCTTTCTTTGTCTCCACTGCCGCAATTTTGCTGTAATCGGTGACCCATTTGCCATTTACAAAAGATTCAAACTCGTGTTCGTTGGCAGTCCCACCGTTTGCCATTGCAGAACTTCCAGAGCCCCCGCTAGATTTGCTAAGCTTTTTTGATGCTCTACCGCCACCACCCATTACTCCGTCTCTCCTTTCGTTTTATTGTTTTTGTGTCTTCTCTCTTCCGCCCACCACATCTGTTCGGCTTCCTTGCCGCCCTTGGATTTATACCACTCGGTGTAATCCATGACGGGAGTGACTTCTTTAGTCACATTGTCCCGCTGCATGGCGTTCTGCCGGGGATACTTGCCAAGCGCAGAGGACAGTACACAGCGGCAGTGGTAGACCATCTCCGGTGCTGCGTTGGGGTCTCCGGGGTGCTGAATCTCGTATCCCATGACCTTGAACGGCTCGTCAAGCTCTGCTGTCTGCTGGTCAAGCAGGCGGTGCATTTCACGGGTGCGGTAGTCGTGGGTGGAGTTCCACCGCTTTTTGACCTCGATTCCCAAAGCCTGGGCGTTTCGCATCTGCTGCAAAGCCCCGGCGTTCTGGGCGCTGGTAAGGGCTGTGATGGCGTTGTTCATCGCCCAGTGGATCTCTGTATCAGCCATGCCGTTGACGGCCTGCACGGCGATGTCGTGGACGCTCTTGCCCTGCACGATGCCCTGCATGACGTAGCGGTTGAACACCCGGGCGTCATAGGTGCGGTTGCTCTCGCTCTTGATGCGCTTGTTTGGCACCATGCGGGGGTTCTCCTTCAGCAGGAGCTTGACCGCTTCGGTGTTGTACAGGGTCAGCCCGAACGTCACGCCTGCGGCCTGTTCCAGCTCGTAGAAAGCCCAGTTTGCGCCAAAGGAAAAGATGTTGTATTGCTCGTCCCGGGCCAGCTTGTAGGCTGTCTCTTGGGCTGTGGTGCAGGTCTGTGTGATCCCGTCCAGCTTGGCGCGCATCAAATCGGACTGAAAAACCTGATTTTGCAGCCAGATGCGGTAATCCTCTTCAGTGATCTTTCCTGCATCCAGCTGCGCCCGTTTGCGCTCGTCCAGTGCTTTGTACTTGGCCAAAAACTCAGTCAGCTGCTCCTGCATCTCCTGGCGGGCATTGCCGTACACCCGGAGGATGCGGCGGCGCAGGCGGTTCAGCTGGCGGGTCGAAATGCGGTCACGGTCAGAAATCACGTTTCATCACCGTCCTCCTCCTCGTCCACGGTCTCACGGGCTGCGCTCTCGGCCATCAGCGCGGCCTTGGCCTGTTCTTTCTGTTCCGGGGTCAGGTTGGGCAGCAGGTCAATGGCCATGTCCTGCCCGATGATCGGCGCCTCGGAAATCACCATGCTGACCTGTTCGGCCGTGTTGGTGATCTTGCTGCGGTTGAATGTCGGCATAGCGTTGTCAAAGCCAGCCAGTGCGCAGATCTGCCGAATGAACGGCTTGACCTGCGCCTCGAAGTCGTCTGCGTTCTGGTTCAGCGGCTCATAGGCTGCATCCAGATGGTCGTTTGTGCTGTCCGCACTCACGCAGTGCACATCCAGACCGCCGAAGTCCTCATACACCCGGGTGTGGAGCAGTTCCAACAGAGCCTGCCGGGCCGTCACAGGGATCTCGGTGGTGTAGGGGGTGATCTTGCCGCCCTCGCTGGTGTCTGCGCCTGCAATGTGGTACAGATTCAGCTTGACGAGAAACTCCTGCAGCTCGTCATCGGTCATGCCGTTGAAGTTCTCGCACAGCCAGTAGATCTGCGAAAAGTCCTGCAAGTCATTGCAGAAGCCGGACATCACCAGATCGGTGTTGTCAATGTAGGCTTTCAGCCCCACAAGCGTGCTCTGGTGCAGGTCGGAACCCCACAGCGGCACAATGGGCAGGGCGCTGTAGTTTTCGCCCTCCACGCTTTCCAGCCCGCCGCCGGGTGTGGTGACGGTCACGCTCTTGTATGCCTGCTTCGGCGTTGTCTCTTGCATCACATTGCCGATTTTGCTTTCCGTGTACTCAGTGAAGCCGTCCAGCTCGTACAGGATATAGTGCATATCTGTGTCCGGGTTCAGCCGCCAGAAGCGCACACCCGCCTGCAAAAGGCTTGTCTTCTCATCGTACAGGGGCGCAAACTCGGTCAACTTGAAAACAACCACGTGGTCGTTGTTCCAGAATCCGAAGCTCTCGCCGTGGATCAGGGCGAAATATCCGGCCTTCTGGATCTGCTCATCAAAGTTCTGCCCCAGTCTGTCCTTGTCCACGTCCTCGTCTGCAAAGACCACACCGTTGCCGAGGGAGTAGGTCGCCCGCTGCTTGTTGAGCCGTCTGAAAAGATTGCTCTTGACCATATCGGGGTGTGGGGTGTCCTGCTTGGTGTTTTTGGATAGGCGCTTCAGCATCAAAGCGTAAGCCTGCGCAAAGCGTTCAGCCCCCGGGTTTTTCTGGGCATCGTACAGGTCTGCGTCCAGAGCCATCTTGTAGGGCTTGGAAGCGCAGTGTTGCTGCACGAACCGCCGGATGAAATCAGGCTGTTCCCCGGCGGCTTGCGCCTGCTGAAATGTCTGGAATGTGTATACAGTGCTCAAAATCAATCCCTCAGTTTCACAAGGCGCTTTGTGCGCACGAAATAGCGGATAGCGTCCATGCAGTGGTCGTTGACCTTCAGCACGGTGTCGTCTTTATCCGGATCCCAAGCGTACACGCCGAACTCTTCCAGCGTGTGCTTGCAGTCTTTGTAGATCTTCAGCCGCCCGGTCTGCAGCATGGTCTGTACGTCCAGAATGCCGCTCAGAACGTCGTTGTTTGCGGGGGTCTGAGTAAAGCCGTTCTTGCGCAGCTCTGTAATCAGGGGCAGGGCGGAGGGGTCAACGATGATCCTCTCCGGCTTGAGACCATTCAGCCACGCCTTGAGGTCTGTGACGTACTCGCCCACGGTCTTTTGCCGCTTCTGTTCGCGGCCGCTGTAGTAGTACTCCCGGGTGACGATCCAGCAGTCTGCATCTGCCTGCTTCTGGAATAGCAAAAAAACCGTTGCGTTCTGGGTGCCAAAGTCGCACGCCACATAGGCGCTCTTTGGTGACAGCTCCGGCAGCTCATCAACGACGTGCTTCTTGCGGTCGAACATGTCATATACAAGGCCCTCGGCCACCGTCCACAGGCCCAGAATGTAGCGCTGATAGAAAACGCCGGTGTACTGGCTGCGGTATCTGGCCTTGATGTCCTCAGAAAGCGACAGGTTGTCGTCCATCGTGAAATGGAGATACATCATCTTGCGGGAACGGCACTTGCGCACCCATTCCAGATAAAACCAGTGCTGCGGGCTGCCCGGGTTGCAGTTAAACCAGAACTTTGACCCGGTGACAGAGCATCGGGCTGTGGCCTGATTGACGAAGCTCTGCGGCATCAGGGCCACCTCGTCGAAGAATGCCCCGGCAAGGGTGATGCCCTGGATCAGATCCTGGCTGCTCTCGTCCTTGCCGCCGAAAAAGTAAAACTCGTTGGTTCTGCCGCTCTTGCTGACGGTCATGCAGTTTTCTGCCCGGTGCTCCTTGACGTTGTAGCCACGGGCTGCAAGCTGCTGCTTAAGCGTGCCCATCACGTTGCGCCGGAAGCTGGCGATGGTCTTGCCACACATGGCAAACTGCTGGCCGCTGTAGCAGGTCATAGCCCACTGGACGAACGAAAAGCTCATGGCAAAGGTCTTGCCCGAGCGGATAGCGCCATCGGCAATGATGCCGTTGTACCCGCTGTATGTGCTCTGCGGTGTCCACCAGCTCAAGACCTGCTTTTGCCGCTGGCTGAGGGCTTTCCAGCGAAAACCGTTACTTTTCCGCATGGTCGTCCTCTTCCTCTGGCAGCATCTCCACGTCATCCGGCGGGCTGAGGTCTGCGGCGGCGCTCAGTGCCTCCACAAGCCCGTCGTCCGGGACTTCTATGCTACTCTGGTCTCCCAGCATGGCAAACTTGTCCACGATGGTGCCGAACGCTGTTGACAGTTGCGGCAGTGTTGCTTCTGCGATTTTGTCCGGGTCCGCCATCGCCTTCAGGTACAGCCCGAGAAGCTCTTGTGCTTCTCCTTGCTTGCTCTCCATGTAAGAAAGCATGTCCTTCGAGTTTTCCCGCTTTTTTTGTGCGCACAAGCGCGCACTCTCCGGGTCTTCCTTTACGACTTTCTTGACGGTCGCGTCCGAAACGTCATTCAGCTTTGCGGCTGCACGGTAGCTTTGGAGCTGTACATAGTCCGCAACGATCTTCTTTTTTTGTTTATCTGTCAGCCTCCGTGCGCCCACCGCCACCACCTCTCTAAACTCACGCAAAAGAAAAACCGCCCGGAAATCCGAACGGTCAAAATATCGAATGTGCCGCTTGCAGGGCTCGAACCTGCACACGTCCGGTTATGAGCCGGATGCTCTGGCCGACTGAGCTAAAGCGGCATAAGAAAAACCAGCTTGCTGCATGGAGCTCATCATGCAAAAAGCCGGTTTTTAATCGTATTGTATCAGCAGCGGTTAATCCGCACGGATAGCAGGCCGTGCTCCTTGGATACAGCCACGGCCTCCGATCTCTGCCCGAGGCTCACGTTTTGTGTGGTCTGCACGGAAACCGAAACGCCGCGCATAGCGCACAAAGTGGCTTTCTTTGTTGCTGATCGGTAAGGCCGAGAGGATAAGGCCAGCGCCGAGACGCGTCAAAAACTTTGCCATGTCGCAAATCAGTTCTTTCAAGCGCTCAAACATTTGTATGCCTCCTCTCCAAAAGTGTCCACAGTGGACACTCTAAAATCACGCTAGCCGCCAGCTGGATTTGAACCAGCACCCACGGAATGGATGTGCACAGTGGTTGGCTGTGCAGTGATGTTCCCGTGGTGTCACCAACGTTGTCCCGCCTTAAATGGGCGGCGCTCTGCCATTTGAGCTATGACGGCATATAAGCAGCGCCCGTGCATTCAGTTCGTTGGACATGCGTCAAACGGTGGGCGCTGCTGCATCCGGAACTTTCGCGGCCGGATGCCCCGCTTTTGCGCCGCCCCCTCTAGGGCACGCAAAATGGCGCAGCAGGATGGGCTCGGACCATCAACCTGCGGTTTTGGAGACCGCTGCTCTACCGTTGAGCCACTGCTGCATGTGGCCGCCCTTGGAATCGAACCAGCCGTGTCTACACACACGCGCCGCGCTCCAAACTGCGCTCAGGCGGCATATAATATCCCCGCGCTGCGGTGGTCGGGCTCAGCGCGGGGCGCTTGGGGATTGGACGCACACACCGGCGGATCCAACGTCATAACCCGCTTTTGGCGTTCCGGGGCCTCCGACATAAGAAATGCGTGTTAAGCAAAGCTATCATCTAGGAGGATGAAAACAGAAAGAGATGTGCCGCGCATGGGAAACGCAGCAGCTCCCGGTGGTTTATGAGGCCATGCGTCCACTTCTGCCTACGGGGTCGGCAGGTTTTCAAGCGCCGTTCCGTTTCGCGCGGTTGCGCTTGTACCCAGAATATCACAAATGGGGTGTTTTGCACATGGATGCAGGATGGATATGATGTGGAATCATTATTCCAGCGTATCCCAGAGCAGAGCCAGCCGCTCACATCCCCGGCGGATAATCTTTGAGACCTCGGAATTTTCGCACAGCCCAAGAGCTTCCACGATGATGGGCTGGTTCCTGTTCTCGATGTAAAACATCCGGATGCAGTCACCCTGCCGGACGGTCTCGGGGTCTACGGCCCCGGTGTAGGCCCGGCAGGTGGCATTCATCTTCAGCAGTGCAAGGCGCTGCTCCATCTGTTTCAGCTCCCGTTCCTCTGCATCCAACCGGGCAATGGCATCTCCGACCTTATCACCGGAACTTCCGCCTGTGGGCATTCCGTTTAGGCTCTGGGTGCATTTCTCGGCAGCATCCCGGATGCGCTGGATCTTCTGCTTCTGGGCCTTCACGGCGGCAGCACCGTCCCGGCACTGCTGGAACCATGCCTTGACATCGCGGTAGTCTACACCGTCTCGCTTTTCATTTTCAGGTGCACATGTGAAGATCATCTTTTTTCTCCTTTACTCCCTCCAAAAATAGCAACACTCCGGGCGCTGCAACGCGGATACGGTACTCTGCCAAATCTGCCGGGGTGATGTACTTCCGGCCAAACACGTTCTTCATGTCTTCCCAGATCGGCCATGGAATGCGGTAGAACTCCCGGCCATTGAATGAACACAGAACGAACGCGATACCTCCCAGCCGTGATATCCGGCGCAAACAGGCGGCTTGCTCGGCTGATACGCGGTCGGACAACAAACGACCGGTGTCGGTGTGCTTTGCCTCGAAAACGACCGCTCTTCCGCCTGAGAGAACGCCTTTGTAGTCTGGCTGTGCCTGTTTGGTGTAGCAGGCGAGGAATCTGCCGGAGCGATCTGCACCACCGAGTGGCTTCATCGGCTCCGGGGTTTTCTCGATGTCTGCCCGTCCGATTGCGCGGTAGTAGTCGCAAGCGGAGCTGATGATGGCCTCAAAACCTGCGCCCTCTGCCCGGCTGCGAGCGCCCATGTAGCTGCGGCGGGCGCTGGCCGCCGTTCTGGGTCTATTCATCGTTGTCCTCCCACTTGATAGCCTGTCCACATTGGCCGCAGAACCTGTTTTCGGCTTCATCCTGATTGTGCAGGTATTCACCGCTGCCGCAGTTGGGGCAAGCCAGAATACTCTTGTCGCCGTCCGGGAATGGGCTGCGAGGAATCTTCAGCAGGAGAGCATCCCGGCCCATCCTGCAAGCCTCGTTCACTGGCTCCATAATCTCATTACTCTCTCGGTGCGCCGTGTTAAGAATCTCTGCCGCACGCTCCGTGCTCATGCTTTCACTCATTGTCAGCCCTCCAATACTCCACGAAGTAGGTCAAGGTGGACTTTCCGCCGCGCTTCTCTTTGCCCATGCGCACGGTGTATCCGTTCATTGCGAGAATGACGGTCAGCGCCTTTCTGTCCTCTACCTTGTCACAGTCAATCTTGTAGTGTTCTGCCATTTCGTCCTCCTTACTCCTTCAGGCAGCTGGCGGGCTGCTGAAGCCACTTCAGCGCCTCTTCTTCCGTGGGTACATGGTCCTCGCACATCTGATTCACGACAATGGGGATAAGGCGCTTGGCCAGCTCCTCATCGTCCATATCGCAGATGGCATCCGCAATGGTGTCCTCGTTGTGGGGCATGATTTTCATCGACAGTCTGACAACCGTACCGTCTCGGCGCGTCCACGAACAAATGAGGCTCTGTCCGCCAATCTTTTCCAATGTAGTCAGCATGGTATCGCGAGCCTCTTCCAGAATTTTGTTGTCCATTACCGATACTCCTTTCCAGTCGCCTTGTCCCGCAATGGGATTCGGCCAATGATCTCAAAACCTGCCCACTCGGCCACCTGCCGAAGCAGGGGCACGAGGAGGCTGATTTGCAGCAGCCGGGCGGATTCCTTCTGGTATTCTTTCTTGCGGATGTTCCGCATCGCAGTGCCGGGGGTCGGATCTGCATAATGCTCGGCATTCCGGCTCATGTTGTCATTGCTCATGTCCACATCTCCCGCAAATCCTTCTCGACCTGCTCCGACTTGCCGACGAGATACTCCGCGAACTCGTCCGGGGTCATGTCCTTTTTGGAGTAATCTCCTACCATCTCCCAGTATCTGTCGCCAATGCGGATAAGCTTCTGCACCTGCTCATCGGTCAGGCCAAGCTCACACCGCAGATTCTGAATCAGTGCGCCCCATGTGGCGGCGATGCCATCCAGAGCCATGCGGAAGCCGTACAACTGGTTCTGTCGTGCGATTTTGCGGAGGTTGGTTGACATCGCCTGTTTGCCAGACGATGGGCGGTTTCTACGCTTATTCATCTGACTGCTCCTTATTGACGGAAAGCTCGAATGTAACTTTTAGCTTCTTGTTTCCAATAACGCCCCACACCTTTTCAAGTTTCGTTTTGTCGGAATTCTCCATTTCGGTAATAAAATGAGACAGAACAGCGGAAACTGCTTCATCGGTTACATCTGACTTGTTGCGCCACATTTTCAAGCCATCTTTTCGAGGCGGTAGCACCACGCATCGGATGGGACGGATGCCTTGAAGTCTGCTTCAAACTGCTTGCCAGTGTTCATTCGTTATCCTCGGTTTTTTTGGCTTCTCTGATACGCAGCCTAGCAAGTTCGCTATTTGCATAGCGCAGTTGCCAGCTACCGAACCAGCCTTTGTGAACAAGTTTTCCGGCGCAGTAAACAAATTCCTGCTTCATCAAATCATCAAGAGAAATAATGTAACAGCCCGGCTTATACTTTCTTTTGCTCATCCCCGTTCACCTCTAAGCTCACGGAATATGAGTTGCTTTGTCAACGGGCTTTTCCATTTCCTTCATAATCCGCTTATGTTCTTCCACTGTCATGTTGTTCGGGTAGAATCGCTTGTCCACCAGTTCAAACGGTTGCATATAGTGGTCAAGAACATCTCGTGCTTCTTTTCGTGCTTTTTCTGCACACATTTCGATGTATTCATCTTCGGTCATGTTGTAATCGGTAATGCAATCTACAACCGAAGAAAACCTGCACAACAGGCCATTAGGCTGTCTTGCAATAAAAGCTCCCATTTATCTTTCACCTCTAAATTCACTTCCGAGAAACCGTTTCTTGCCACGTTCCCGGTGTTTGTCCTCATAATCACGGTGGTACACGCTCTGGCTGTGGTTTAGCTCATACACGAACGCTTTTTGCTCCTCGAAGTCTTTCTTCTCTGCCTTATACTTCTCGCAAGTGTCGTGGCAGTCTTGGTGGCGTGATGTGCAGTCTTTACACAGTGTGTTCATTTTCGGCCTCCTTCAGGCGAGAGAGCCAGCGATCAAGCTTTTTAAGCTCAATGCTCTCGATTTTCGTTCTAGCATTGTAAAAATAATCGGATTTCAACGCGCAACGAAGGCACAAATCGACGTCCGCCCATTCTTCCAAAAGATTTTCCTCGCACTCTGCAACGCTCTTCGGTGTCGGATTCGTACCATCCAGCGCACGACGCAGCTTCAATGCCGCTTGGGCAAGCTCTGAAGCCTCCTCCGCAAGTTGTGCGAGAATCTCTTCGCGAGGCAAATAATCCAGCACGCACTTACCCATTCTTCACCGCCTCCGTCCTTACAGGTTCAAATTCGTCAAACTCGGGGTAGAAGGCCCGAGCCCTGGAGACGGCAATATGCTCTGCCTCGCCTGGGTTCTTCGCTTCCACGATCCAGCAGTGGAGATCTGTGCCGCCCTCGTTGCGGCACTCCACTAAAACCCTGAACTTTAAAACCCTGAACTTACCCATTGACTGCCTCCAATCTAGCTGGGTCAGACGTGCCGCGCAGCCGGGCGGCTTCCCTCGGCGTTGTCGTAATGTCCTCCCGCGACTGCTTCAGGAACTCGACCCGGCGATAGGTCAGGTCCGGGGTCATGGCCAGCTCCTTCAGGCCGCCCACGCTCCCAGCGTAAGTTTTGGCCGCCGGTGGGAGGCTGTCATACAGCTCTTGCAGCTCTTCCGTGCCATTGCTACGGATAATCCCGCCCTTCTCGTCAATGCCGGTCACCATCGGGAAGTTTTTCCAGCTCATGTATTTCTGTGCCTTGCGGGCTGCATCGGCCAGCGCCTCCCACTCTGCATCCGGGTTGATGCACTGGGAAAGCTGCTTGTAGATATCGGCCACCGTGATGGGATAGACGCAGACGCGATTCGCGGCCAGAAACGCCCGCTTCACCACTTCGCCGGGATAATCCCGGAACTGATACGTCCACACGTCAAGGGTGGTTTCCATTTCCTCATCCGTGAGGGGTTTGCTGCCCAGCTTGTACAGCGTGAAGTTCATCCGTATCAGCTGGGCCGTTTCTTCTTTCGTCATTGCTCAAACCCTCTTTTTCTGTCCATGTTTGCCAGCACTCTGGTCAGCTGATCGTCCACGCTCTCGGTGGGCTTTCTTCCACCGGTAGCGCTGCCGGGCCGTGCCTGCTGCTGGCGGCTCTGGTACTGCTCATCGCTTGCAGCTACATCGCCAACCGTCTGAACACCTTCGCGTTGCCAACTGGCTAAGACTCCGTTTATGTAGGCCCACGACCGTTTATTTGCTTCCGCTGCCCGGTCAATTGCCAGCAAGATCAAGTCTGTGCCGCAAACCTGCCGCCAGCTTTGCAGCTTGTCCAGCGCTGAACGCGGAAAGCTGCCTGCAACTTCCTCGTACCGCTGAATAATCTGGGCGAGGTCTGCATCAGCTGCCGGGGCTTTCTCTTTGCTGTTATTTAAGCTATCTCTATTAGGATAGATAACAGTTTCAGTAATAGGTTCAGTTACAGTAGCAGTTACAGATACAGATACAGTTGTATCTATACTGTACCGATACTGTATAGATAGGGTATCTGCGCAGTATTTTCTGAACGCATCACTCTTGATGTTTTGCAGCGAATACTCAACGCCCTTCAGGCATTTGGGTGATTTCGACCAGTTGTATTTGTGCCAGTTAAGAAGCAATATCTCTTTCGTTGCCTTGTCATAGCGGATAACGTTGTGAACAGTTTCCATTCGGTGGATAAGTCGGTCTACGGTCTCTTCGTTGTATCCAAGCTCTCTGCTCGCTTGCCGCTTGCCCAGCTCATAGCATCCACTCAAAGTGGTGTGCGGATTGGTGAGAAGGTAGAGATAAAAGTATTTATCTTCCGGGGTGAAGTCATCGTCCACCTTCGGGTCTGACCAAAAGTTCGGCGAAACGCAACGAAAAATTGCCATCTGCTCACCTCCTTTCTCTCAACGGTGAATCAGAACGGCAAGTCGTCCGTGTCCGAAATCGGGCGGCTATCGTCGTCATATTCGGGTGCTGCCGCCGGGGTGGGTTGTTTTGCTGGTTCCGACTGAGAAGCGCTTTGCGGCGGCTTGGAGTCGGTCTCAAAGGGTGTCTCGTCCTCCACCGGTGCAAAGTCATCGGTTTCTGCCTGTTCGGCCGGCGGCTGCATCATGTCGATTGCTATCTGAACCCAGCTTGCATTGACAAGGCCTCCAACCACAACGCCATCAGCATCGAGATTCCAATAGGTCTTTCCGTTGGATTCGTGGCTTTTCAGCTCCCGACCAAACGCCACGACAAAATCTCCCTTGTGCAGCAGTCCATCCCAGCGGTCCAAATCGCGCCAGATGCAGCACTCCACGAAAACACTGTTCCACTTGCCGGAATCATCCTTGACGCTGTGCGCCTTGACACTCATGCTCAAGAACTGGTTTCCAGTCCGCGTTTCCTTGATTTCCGGGTCGCGGGCCAGCGCTCCGGCCACCATTGCACCAGTGCTCGTCTTGATAATCATTCGCCATCACCGCCAAACGGATCATCGTTGGTGTCGGTGGTTTCGGCTGCCAACGGTTCGGGCTGTTCTTTTTTCGGCTTCAGTTTGCGGGGCTGCATAGCGCCGATTTCGGGCTGCTCGTTCTCGACCTCGCGGCAGGATGCTTCTGCATCTACCGGAACCTCGCTCTCATCGTAGAGGCTGCCAAACGTGGCCGGGAAGGATTCGCGCAGCGCGTGGACGAGGGCCACCTTACGAATCATCGTTGCAGGCTTCGTTGCCCACAAGGACTTCTTGGTGTCGTATTCGCTCAGCTTCACTTCTTCGTAGAAGGGACGGCTGCGGTCCTTACGGTAGGCTTTGGCCCAGCCGCCGACCAGCTTCTCGTCCTCGTAGACGATGGATCCTTCGCGGTGAATAATCTCGCCAACTTCCGGCACGAGCACGATAACGCCAGCTTCAAATCCGTCATACTGCGGGTGACGCTCGGCCATCTTCATATAGCAGGTCTTGCCCAGCACGATGGTGGACGCGCTGTCGCCGTTCTTATTGTCGTAGTGGATAAGATATGCCTCTTTGGTAAAGGGGTTGAGGTGGTACTGCTTGCAGGTCTCCAAGAAGATGCGGCACTCTGCGAAGGTCGCATCTTTGCAGATGAAGTTCCGCACATCGTCAAAGGTGACGGTCAGATGCTGGCCGTCCATGCTCTCGATTTCGACCGGCTTAGATTCTGCGACCGGCTGCATCGCTTCGCTCTGCTTGACCTGAGCAGCGAAGGAGCGGCTCTGAACTGTGGTAGTGGTATTCGGCGCAGCAGCGCCAGCGCGTGAAGTGAAACCCATTTTTGTTACCTCCTAGAATGTTGAAGATTATTTGATGCTGCCGAAATCGAACCCGCGTTCTTTGGCAGCGCTGCGGAACCATGCAATGTCTTCTTTGGTGAACTCAACCCAGAAGTAATAGCGCTTGCGGGAGGAAGCCTCCTGCGCAGCGGCGAAGCTCTGCATCGCCTCCATGTCCAGACGGCCCTCCGGCGTGATGAATGCGGCGGCTTGCGTTGCTGCGGTGGCTTGCGCCCGCATCTCGCGTTCTTCTGCGGTCGGGGGAACAATTACCGGAGCAGCAGCCCGCGCCCGCTCTGCCGCTTCTCTGGCGGCCTCTGCGTCCCTCTGTGCCTGCCGGGACTTCTCGCGGCGGGTATGCTCGCGGACGGCCTCGTTCACGCTCAGGTTGCGCAGGTATTCGGTGGTGCAGGGTTCGACATCCTCTCCGCAGTTCTCGCGGATAAAGTCGAGGTCGCTGCGGATGTTCTCGATGGACTGGCACAGGGCCTTTTTTGCTTCCGCAATGGCGAACGTCTTGTTCAGCCAGCGGTTGTCCAACAGGCGTTCAAACGGAATGAGAGCTTCCAACTCGCCGATGTTGTCCCGGTAGATCAGGCGCAGGGTAGAAGCCTTTTCTTCCTTTTCGGCGGCCTCCACAGCCTTGACCTGTGCGTCAATCGCTCCGGAAATCTCCTTGCATTTGCCCTGCATCTCCTTGATGCTCCGCTGGAAATCTTCCAGCGGCTTCATGTAGAGCTTCTTCGCTGCCGTGGCAGCAGCTCCAAGCTGCTTATCCCAGCCGTTGACCTTTGCCCGGTCCTCCTTGGCGCTCTTGATGCTCTCCGGGGTGTAGACCCGGCCTTTGTAGGCCGCCAGCATCTCGTCAAGGTTCCGTTCAACCTCGTCCTTGTTCCAGCTCATGGCCGGAATTGCCGGGCGTTCCACCCGGACGGTCAATTCATTCTCCATCTGTAAAAACCTCCGATTTTGTGATATCATCGGGGTGATGGGGCTTTCAAATTCCATCAACCCTTGCAGCCTGTCGGTGTTGGCGCACCGGCGGGCTTTTTTTCATGCGTCCCTCCGGTTCTGCCGGTAACCCGGCTCCTCGGTGCGGGCGTGGGTACGGTCAACGCGGCCATAGCGGCGGGCGTTCTGCTCACGATCCTGGGCGGCAAATCCCAGCCGCAGGAACATCACCGCTGCCAGCACCAGGCACAGGGCCGTGGCAAACTGGCCGTCGGAGATGGTGCTGCCCGTCTGTGCACTGCCCTCGATGCCCATGCCGTACAGCAGACTTGCGGCACCGCTGGCAGCAGCCAGCCAGTACCAGATGCGGGATTTGATCTTCATGCGGATTCTCCTTTCTCAAGTGAGGGGAAAAACAGTTCCCCGATCTCATTCTGTCTGATGTCAAGCAGTTCACACATTGCTGTGATCTCTGCGCTTGTCCACGGATTGTGCCCCTGCATCCTGCCGCTCATGGTGTCCCGGCCAATGCCGATATACTTAGCGACTTCCTGATCGCGGTAGCCGCAGCTGTGGAACCGGCCCCGAAGTTTCCAGTACGGAATCTGCCGGAAGGTGCCCTGTATGACCTTCATCATGCTTCGACCTCTTTTCTTTGATGTGTGCCAGCCGTGCAGGCTGGTTCTTGTCCCAGCGGGCTTCCCGCCAGTATTTGTTCCGCCCGTTCATCAGGCAGTCTCCTTTTTCATGCGTCCAACTGCTTGGCTTTGTCTTTCAGAAACAGGTTCACAAAGTAAATCTGACCCTTGCCGGTCACCTTGGGGGTCTTGTTGATGCTGGTGTGCCCATCGGAGTGCACCACGGTGGTCTCCTTGATCTCAAACAGACCCTGCTCCACGGCGCGCTGCGTGGGCATATTGTAGTCGCTACGCTTAGGATCTTTGATAAGGTAGCCGTGCTCACGCATCCAGACAAACAGCCGGTTCTGCCCGATCTGCACGCTGTTCTGGCACAGAAGCTTTGCCAATTCGCCCACAAGGATGCTCTTCTTGCTGGCGTTTACCGCGTCTGCAAAGATGCCCTTGGGCGTAAGTTCCGCGATCTGCCGGTCTTTGTGCTCCAGTTCATCGTGGGCGGCAATCAGCGCCTGCGCCATCAGTTCAGCCCGGGAAAGCTGCGGGCGCTGTGCCAGCTGCTTCTCCATTGCGTTGAACGCGGCAATGTACTTCAGCTTCCACTCCAGCGCCGCCTTGCCGGTAAAGCCCATCACCAGCAGCGAAAAGCCGTCCCGGTTCATCAGGTACATGGGGTACGCCTTGCCTGTCCCGGCGGTGTAGGTAGCTTCAAAGAACATGGAGGTCAGAGCGCAATTTTGCGCTTTGATATTCTCGATTGCGCGAAGCACGTCTTTGTGCTCCTTGCCGAAGTTCTCAGCAATCTGGCGGCTGGATGCCACCGGCTCACCGTTCTGGGTAGATAAGATAATGTCTGTCATGCTTTCTTTCCTTCCTGCTGCTCTTCCAGCAGCTTGTCAACCGTGCAGCCATACAGGGCTGCGATTTTGGGCAGCATCGAAACGCGAGGATTGTTTGCGCCGGTCTCCCAAAAGGAGATTGCCGACTGGTCAACGCCAAGCGCGGCCGCTGCCTGTTTTTGCGTAAGTCCTGCTTTTTCCCGCAGTTCCGCGAAACGCATTCTTTCACCTCTTTCTACAATATTAGTTTTTCTCATTGACAAGCGAAAGAAAGCAAGCTATAATAAAGGTGTCAAACAAATATTTTAGCGGCTTTCTTATTAGTTTTGTATTAGTTTTCGTCGTTATGCACAGAAACAAAAGGGGGCTTTTGTATGTTTTGGAACAACTTTGAAGCTCTATGTGCTGAAAAGGGTGTTTCCTACAATGCAGCAGCCGCCGATGTTGGTGTAAAATCGTCTGGAACTGTGACCGGTTGGAAAAACGGAGCAAAACCAAGAGGACCTGTATTAAAAAGGTTGGCCGATTACTTCGACGTTACTGTCGAGGAGCTCACCGGCGAAAACGAGCAAAAAGAAAAGCCCACTCCCAGTGAAGAGAGTGAGCTGAATGCAAGGTTTGACGCGCTGCTAAGTCAGATGACCGATGCAGACCGTGCAGATCTGCTGGAGTATATGGAATTTAAGGTTGCAAAGAGGAAGGAAAACCCCAATGGCTGAGTTTTTGGACAAAACGAGCCTTGCACTCCTATTATATATGGAGAAGCACAACGGGAAAATGAACCAGCACGAAGTCTGTCTCATTTCAGGCGAGGATTTCAGTCTCAACGGCCAGAACAGGTACATTCAGAATTTGAAGAGCCGCGGTCTGATTGATGAGCGCCGCAAAGAGTACCTTCCTGACGGGGTGGGTGGTTTTCTTCCCAGCGAGTACATTTATTCTCTTCCGCTAGCTGGAGAAGCCTATCTTCAAGAACTTCGAGCAGATCGGGAGAATCAAATACTTCAGGCCGCATTGGATTTGCTGGTGTCCATCTTCGGCCAGAAATTTTAAGGGCATCACAAACGCGGTCAAATGCTTCGTGCAGCTCTTCCGTGGTCTTACCCTTTCCGCATCCGTAGTTGAAGCAGTAACACCCGATTTCAAGAGAGCACCGGTGGTCACAATTTGCGCACTCTTCGCTTTTAATTCCGGGCAGGCCGGACGCTTCCGTTGCCAGAAGAGCAAAAATTCTGGTTTTGTACCGGCCCAGTTCAATCTCGTACTTATCCACAGATTTACTCCTTTCTGTTGTTGAGCAGGCTTTCCGCATAGGAAAGAACCTCTTGTTTTTCCTGTGCTGACAGAGAAGAAAACAAAGCTTTGAGGCGGCACTTTTCTTCCATTGTATCACATTTTGCAAACATTGTGCTAGCTTCTTGCATTTTATTTTCCTCCTTTGGCAATTTCCTTGATAACTTAGTTTTTCGGCAGCGGGTTGGCTGCCTATTTTTGTATATGTGAGGTGTCTAATATGAGATTGCGGAAAACTTCCACGCGGCTCCTCGCAGCGTCGCTGTGTTTGGCTGTGGCTGTGACGTGCACGGGGTGCGGCGGCAGCGGCGGCTCGATTCAAAACGCCTCCACAAGTATTGCAACCTCCACGAGTCAAGCCACATCTGCGCCGTCTGTCAGCTCTTCGTCTAGCGTTGAGTCCGTCTCTTCGTCTTCGGCTCCATCGTCTTCCAGCTCTTCAACCGCTTCTTCGGCTGAGGCACCTTCCTCTAGCGTGAATAAGCCGCTCACAGAAGAGGAACTGATTCAGAAAAAAGTGAATGAAGCGTGCGAGAATCCTTCAAATGAAAGCGCGTCTTGGATAAGCAAGCCGGGGCATGTTTTCGTGGCGATGGAGTACGACACGGGGAGACTTTATAACGGAGAATGGCTTGTTTACAAAGAAGCATATCGGATTTTGAACAATTATCCCGGACGTGTTGCATTTCAGTCCATTCCAGACGATAGCATCGGCGGTTCAAATTGTGTTTGGAATTATATAGGGAGCACTCTTTCGTATTATCCAGTAAACGCGAATGACCCAAACACTTACGTAAAGAAAAACGGCTGGGTGTTTACTTGTTATGTTGCAAAAGACGGAACAATTTACAACGGAAGCTTGCAGGTTTTGAGCGAAGTTAAACAGAAATATGACTTGTACCTTGAGTATTTCCCGTATAATATTCAAGACTACGGCGGAACCGACTACGTTTACAACGGCTCTTCTCTTGAGTACAAGCCAGTTAGGACTTGCAACCCAAATGAATGGCCGGATCACGATGGAACCATCGCAGTATACTCACTCGACGAATCTAACAGAGTGCACATAAAATGTTATGGAAAACCGTTGTCTTCGCCGGATGAATATATATCAACTTTTTACCCTGGGTGCTCTTGGATGAGCGAATATCCAGAATATATCTCTAGTAACTTCATCCTTAACGGAAACACCTTGATTTACGACAGCATCCACAAGTGAACCTGTTCACAACTGCATTATACAGCCATTCGTTGTAATGCGTCAAGCGCGAAATACGCACGCTTTACGCTGAATACGCGCAAAATATGCGCGTTGTTATCCGTGGTTGCAAGGTTGTTGCAAATTTTGCAGCAGATCAGCAGCCAGCGCCCCGCCAGGCGTACCGGCTGCGTTACGCAGGGCTTGCACCTCCGGCAGGGCCTTATCTTGAATGTAAGCGCGAGCAAGGCGCTGCTGCTCCGGGGTCATATCCAAATAGCAGGCCAGCAGGGCACGGGCATGGGTGCGAAAGTGTGACAGATTTTTCATAACTCATTCCTCCCAGGGCTCAGGTGTGCGCGTGGTGCCCGTCAAAACGGTTGCGGGCATCCCGTCGATGATGGTCATTTCGGTTTCTTTACCGTTTCTTTGCTCAAAATCCATTTTGCTTTCTCCTTTCTTTTGTGCACATCTACGATTTATAAACCAAATTCTACCATGCGCCGTTGGAAAATAAAATACGGATAAAATTTGTCGAATGGCGCAGATTTTTTCTGCGCCTTTTTTTGTTAAAAATACGCCGATATTATGGGGGTGAAAGTATGAGTTATTTTACGGCGAGCCAAATCGGGAAAGCGCTTGCAAAAGCACGGGTGTCTGCGGGATTGAGTCAAGTGGAGATCGCAAGGCGCATTGAAAAAGGAGAACGCACCGTGCAGAGCTGGGAAAAAGGATGCACCAGCCCGGACAGTGACGAGATCATGGACTGGTGCACGGCGTGCGGGGTGTCTCCCATATCTGTTTTCATGGAGATGACCCACCCGGATCTGTACAAAGTGCCGGATGACGGCAAGGCCGACGATGAGCTAAACGCGGAGTTGCGCCGTCTCGTGGTAAATCTGCCGCCGCTGACGAAAAGGCTACTCCTCTTCATACTGAAAGGCAGTCACGGCAGCAGCCCGCCTGCTGTCATATCGGAGATAGCTGCAAACTTGCACTGCCCGCTCAACAACAGGGCAAGCGTGTGCGGGACCATCATAGACCAGTATACCTATGCGCAGATCGCGGGCCTTGACCCATGCCCGGACGCTCCGCAGCCTCCCATTGACGACCTGAAGATCAACTACAAGGCCGGAAGAGCCGCTGCTGAAAATGGCGCATTCGGATATATCAGGCAGAAAAAGAAGTAAGCCATGAAATGCGTGAGACCATGCTGCAGGAAAGAGATCCCGGATGGTGCTTCTTTTTGTCCGTGGTGCGGGAAGAAGCAGCCGTAAGCCGCCCCGCAGCAAAGAAAAAAGCGCCGCCGCCCAAAGGGCAGCGGCACAGTGTACCCTTGTGTATGGAGGTGTGGATTTTATGAAAAAACGGGTCAACACGGCATTTTGGGTGGAAAAGGAAAAGCGCTGGTGCATCGCGGTTCAGAAGAACGGCACCCGCAAGCGGTTTTACAGCAGCACGCCGGGCCGCACCGGCCAGCGTGAAGCAAACGCAAAAGCGGATGCATGGCTTGACGATAGCATCCGGGACGGAAAAAAGAAAGTCAGCGTCCTTTATTCAGAGTGGGTGGAAGAGCTGAAGTTGACTTGCGGGACGTCCTATGTGACACAATGCCAGCGTTACGGAGACTGCTACATCCTGCCGACCTGTGGGAATATCCGCATTGACGAGTTAACCGAGGGTGATCTTCAAAAGGCCATTGACGTTTCGTTCCGGAAGCGCTCACAGAAAAAGGACCAGCGCAAGCCCATCTCAAACCAGCCGTTGAGCCGAAAGACGCTTATGACGATCCGGGCTGCGGAAACCGCCTTTGTCAAGTGGTGCCGAAGAAACAAGTACACGACGCTACACCCTGACCTGTCTATCCCGAAGAATGCCAGGATGGGGAAACGCACGATCTTGCAGCCCACCGCCTTGAAGACCCTGTTCAGCGTAGACACCCGCACCTACTATGGAAAGCCGGTATTTGATGAATATATCTACGCCTACCGCTTTGCAGTTGCGACCGGCCTACGCCCCGGGGAGCTGATTGGTCTCTGGTATGGTGACATCAAGGGGAACACGGTCAATCTTCGGCGCAGCATCAACGTGCACCGGGAGCAGACCACCGGAAAGAATGAAAACGCCATCCGCTCTTTTGACATGGGAAAGGAAGCACGGGATGCCTATGAGGCGCAGGTACAGCTTCTAAAGGCTCAAGGCATACTGCTAAACTACAATACCCCGCTGTTTCAGATCCCGTCAGAGCATACGCTCTATCGCCGCTGGGAATCGTATCAGGAAGCAAACGGGCTTGAGCCGAAAGTCTCACTTTACGAGCTGCGGCACACTTTTGTCAGCGTTGAATCAAGCGTCCTGACTGACAGCCAGCTGAAGATGCTTGTAGGTCATAGCAAGAACATGGACACTTCCGGAGTGTATCGGCACGAGCTTGACGGTCAGAGGGAAGACCTTGCTGCCGCT